ATAACAGCTAAGTCATTTAAAAATCCTGTGCCTGCTTCACTAATAGCAGGTGTCATTGCACCGCCAACTTGTGGTTTCATTAAAGCTAACCCTAATTTAGCTAACGCTAAATTCTTTTCAAATTTAAAATTAATAGGGTCTTGTTCTTTTGGCTCATATATCGCATCGTATACTGCAGCGAAATCTTCTGCTTTTTTAGGTTCTCCTGCATAAGACGTGTATGCGTCTTTGACATCTTTAGGGTCTACTAGATTTGTAATAAGAGTTGGATCTAACCCCATTAAACCAAGTGGACCATCAATAGATGGTGTAGGATAAGATAAAGAAGTATTTGAAGATGTTTTTTTCTTTGGTGCTCCAAAGCTAGGACCCATTGGTGCAGCAAAATCAGGTCCAGAATCAACTGGCCCTTGATTAAACATTCCTCTTTTTAAAACGGAATCAACCATTTAATTGCCTGGGTTTATTAAAGCTCCGTAAGCTCCTAAACCTGCTAAGCCTCCACCGATACCTGCAAGTAAAGGATTAGTGTAAGGTTGTTGTTGCATACCGTAAGAAGATTGCATTGAAGGTTGCGCATTCAATAAATCACTTAGATACTGTAGTCTTTGTCGTGGTTCTTGCGCCGCGCCTGTTTTAAATCTAAACTGCGCATCTTCTAATGCTTGATTACGTTGACGTTGCGTTGCGCCTGCTCCTAATAATCCAGCAATACCTTGTTGTCCTAATTGAAACTGTTGTGCTCCAAGATTAGCGATATTAGCGCCCATTGCTCCGTATTGTGAAGCTGCTTGTTGTTGTCTTGCTCTTGCTGATTCACTTGTACCAATTGCTTTATCTTGTGCTTGCATAAAGTTTTGAGACAAGTCTTCAAATATTCTTCTTGATTTAATATCAGCTAGATTTTTATCTAACTCTGCTCCAGCCACAGCTGCTCTTGATCCTCCAAACACACCTTGTTGTACTTGCTCTCCTGCTTGTCTGTTTCTTGCTTTTTGTGCTTCTTGATCCATTTGCTCTAAAGCTTTTTGTGTAACTTGAGCTTGATATTGATTCATAAAGTCTTGCGTATTAGCTGTTGTAGGATCGTATTGCTGTGTTGCTTGTTGTAAAGCAGGTAATCCTAAACCCATTGTTGCTTGACCTTGCGCAATATAAGGTTGATAAGAAGCTATTCCTGTTTGTTGTCCTGTTGCAGGATCGTAACCCATTTGCTGAGCCGCTGCATTAAAGGCTGCTGTTTCTTGTGGAGCAAAACTTGCTATCCCTTGTTGATATTGTTGTGTTGGCATGTTTGCCATACCAAAACCAGACTCTAAAAGTCGACGTCTATAATCCTCCATGTAAGGAGCTTCAAATGCTGTTTGATAACCGTTTGCCATTATACTCTTTTACCCATTTTTGCTAATCTATCTTGTAGTGCATACATAAACTGTGCACCTTTTTTCTGTGCTTCATCAGCGTTCTTTGCACCCATCATAATACCTGCACCGTTAACAGCGTCTGTTCGTTGAACAAACTCACCATCACTTAACATAGCAGGAATAGAATCACTTGTCTTTGTACCTGGTCCTCTTATTGTACCTGTTCGTCTAGGAAAGTTCATTGTGTCTCCACCTTGATTCATGAAAGCTGTAAGAGGTGGTACTTTATTTACATCGTCCTCTGCTTTTTTTATGTTGCTGTAGAAACCACCTTTAATACCATCATTACCATATGCTGAATAACTTACTTCTGGTTGACCACCCATAGCTAATTTCATAATACCGCCATCTTTACTTCTAACGGGAAAATCTTCTGCAGTAAAACTTTCATACATAGGTTGTCCACTTGCATCAAAGTTTCCTGTAAAGTTTAAGTTCTCTACTAGGTCAGTCATTGGAGGTGGTGTCAATTGACTTGGTAATCCTCCACTTGGATCATTGTAATAATTAGAAACAATATTTTTTTCTGCTAGCATTCTAGCGTAATCAGCTTCCGCTCTTCTTTTATCTGCTTTAGCACCAAAATAATTTGCGCCTGCTCCAATAAGAAAAGATAATGGTCCACCAAAACTAGAGTATTTACCACCTTCACCAAAAAAATCAGTAAACTTTGCTACTTTGTCTAGTATATTTCCTATTCCTTTAAGCATAATCTCCTTTTGCAACTTATGGATTGAATTCGCAAGGAGGCTGGCCTTGAAGTCTTTGCCTATTTTATTCTATATTTATACGCAAATTCGGTGTAATGTGCAATGAGAAATATGAACTTTGACATAAAGAAAGTGCCGATGGTCCGTGTGACGTGGCTCGATGCCCGCGATACAGAGACAGGTTGGCTAGATATAAAGGACGTTATGGGCGCTCCTTTGGCTACATGTCAAGAAGTTGGGTGGATGATACACAACAATGATGAAAAAATAATTGTTATGCGCTCTTATAGTAAAGATAAAGATGACATATCAG